AGGTGATGCCCTTACCACGGGCAATAACAACACTGCTCTTGGTTATCAAGCTCTAAGCGCTGATACAAAAGGTGATAGGGCCGTAGCTATAGGTTTAGGCGCGTTAGCTGTACAAAATTTCACCACAAACACAGATAATTATAATGTTGGTGCGGGTTATTTTGCTGGTGGTGGAATCACAACGGGAATCTTCAACACCATCGTCGGCGGTCTTGCCGCTGATGCGCTTACTGAAGGGACAAGAAATGTTGCCATCGGTAAAGATGCGCTGACATCGGATACTTTGGGCAGTAGGTCAGTCGCTGTTGGTTTTGCGGCTTTATTTTCTCAAAATTTCACTACTGCCACCGATACTTACAACGTGGCAGTAGGCGAGCAAGCAGGTCTAAACGTCACTACGGGAACCAAGAACACCCTTGTCGGTGGCCTTGCAGGCGATGCGATTACCACAGGCACTAACAACAATGCTTTCGGTTATAACGCTTTAGGAGCAACCACAGA